AAACTGCTCCCTTGATAAAACTAGAGCTCGTTGTCGGAGCAATAGCCATCATGGTTACATTACGGTTTCCAGTCCCTACAAGCAGCTCAGGCTCACCAAACAGCTCAGCCATCATTGATGTAGCTGCAGCCGCCTTGTCTGAAATCCAAGAGTGAACTGCTTCGTTGACTGCTCGAGCTTCTTCAGACTCAAAGGCAACATTAATCGACTGCAGGTAGGAGTGATACCCAAGGGTTCCGATGCCAAGAGCTCGCTGTGTACGAGCAAAGCGATTGGAAGCCTCCATGAACTTAATGTTGTCAGTTTTTGTAATGTATTCTGACATAACAGCATCAAGTAGCAAGGCAAGCACTTCCACCGAGTCAGGAATCTCCCGCCAGTTTTCCCAGGTGAAGATGTCCATTGAAGAAAGGTCGCAAACAAAGCTAGAGTCTTCGCTGGAAGCCAACATAATTTCAGTGCAAAGGTTTGAAGCCCAAATCCTCATACCTTTGTCTTTGTAGACTTGCGGTGCCCCGTGATTGGCGTTGTCGGAGAAGAACAGGTAGGGGTAACCTGTCTCGGCTCGGTTACGAAGAATTCGAAGCCACAGGAGCGAAGCTTCTCGTTCTCGTTTGGAGACACGAGTCATGAACGAGTCACTCAGACAAACACCATAGGATAGAGTTTGAATTGGAGAGCCTTCTTCACGAATAGTCAACCACTCTTCAATGTCAGGGTGGTCAACATCAAGATATACAGCAAGGTTACCTCTTCGCACAGCACCTTGACTGATTACCGATGTAATTGTTTGACCAATTTCCGCAAAGTTCAACGGCCCATCAGCGAAACCAGCGCCAGTAATAGCAGAACCCCTAGGGCGAATCGCTCCCAAATAGGCAGAAGTGCCAGCACCATACTTAGTTTGCATGCCAATTTCAGAAAACTTCTCAAGAATTGAAGCCATGGTATCTGAAATAAAAACACCATTACAAGAAATAGGGAGCCCAGTCCTACCAAAATTGCTCCAAATTGGGCTAGCAAGACTGTAGTAGCCTGCTGCCATGTAGTCAACGAATTTGTCAGAGTAGCCGTTGAAACGAGATCGATCTGCTGCATTAAGGCAACTTTCTTTTAGCAGAAACTCTGCTCGATCCCCGATGGACCGAACACGTTCTTGCACAGTTTCTCCTGGTAGAAGGTAGCCTCGTGACATGAAGTCTACTGTGTCTTCATTTACCCAATACCAAGGTTGTAGTTTATTAGCCAAAGAGATCCTCCAAATCGAACCCACCAATGTTTTTTGCGTAATCTACTGGACGTTTATGGAAGAAATCTGTTTTATTACCCCCGAGAGTTTCTTCTTCCATCCACAGTGTAGTCTTAATCAGAGCCAAATCTTGCTCTGTTTCGGCCAACCCACCAACAAAACCAATCTGGTTTAGAGAGTCATTAAGCCTGCGTTTAATATAAGCTTTCAGCGTTGGTGCTGACAAATACTTGTTTGTGTAGCCTTGGAGAATCCAGTCAATGACCTGCGACTCTGCTTCAAAGGCTGACTTGCATTCGTTTACAATTCTCTCCATCAGCTCTTGATCAAACAAGTCAGGATACTCTTCTCTGAGCTTGTTGATCAGAAAAATACCTACCTGAGCATGGAGCATTTCTTCGTTTCTGGTGTACTGAATTTGTTGAGCCGTATCCTTCAAGACATTATCAAAACGATTGAAATGAAGAATAGTGTAGAACTGGCTGAACAGAGAAACGTTTTCCACAAACAAAGTGAAGAGGCAGATAGCGTAGATGTATTGTTTTCGATTGTCTTTGTAGACTTTTTCCAGGTATTTCTGGAGGTAGTCTACACGTCTTGCTACAACCCCTTCTTTCAGGTTTTCTTCAAATATTCGTTCAAGACCGAGAACAGTCAGTAGCTTCTCGTAGGCAATGTTGTGAACAACCTCCGAGTTAGCCATAACGTATCCAAGGTCTTTGATGCTTGGGTGGGGCAAATGATCCCCAAGCCTTGCCCAAAAAGTCTTTACTGCAACTTCAATTTGTCCAATTGCTGAGAGCGTTCTGGTAACAATACCTTGCTCTTGCTCGCTCAAATTACTCTTGAACTGATTGTAATCGGATTTGAAGGAGAACTCATTAGGAGTCCAGAAGCCAGTCCACATAGCTGAAATGAACTGTTCTGTTTCCGGGTAGAGATTTGGTTTTCTAGCTGTTTGTTTGTCGAATAGTCCCATAGTAATCCTTTTGTTATACGTCAGAAAAATCGTTGTCGAGAGCATATACTTGCTCGTAGTACTGATTTGCCAAAGAGTATGGAAAATCACTCTCGAACAAAATCAGGTGGTAGTCTCCCTCCACAGAATCCTGCAATAACGCCTCTGAGGTTATAAGTTTTTTTGCTGGGCAGCCAGGGATATCCCAGTAATTATCATACAGAAAGAAATTGATTTTTTCAAGACAGGCATCGTTCAACAACCTACGATCATTGAACAGATAACCGTAGGAGTCACAGGCCAACAAGGTAGCCAACCTGCGGTAGTTGCAAGTGCCAATCAGATAATCAATATAGTTATCCGACAAGACCATGTAGTCTTCCATGATTACCTCGATGCCACCTTGGCTAGATTTCTAATAGACACAGGGTACTTGTCTTCAGGTATAAACAGAGTGTTACCCTGGATCAAATCTATTCTCAACAGCCATTGCTGTAGCTCTGACTCCTCAAGTTTATCGTAGTTTCGATACAAGAACCCACACAACTGTGTAAGGCTTCTATTGTTCAACACCTCGTAGTCTTGGAAGCAGTGGCAGTAGCAATGTATGGCAAAAATCCTTAGCCCAAACTCATGTTTGTTTTCCTTTATTAAGTTTTTAACCTTGTCATTGTAGTCAGCTTTTCGCATTACTTCACCCGAAGTTGATCGATGCTTACTGGCACGTAGCCAACTTGTTCAACAGAAACACAGCAGTAGGGGCCTGCTGGACTAGGTTTTTCATGGATATGCCCATGAACATTGACACCCCAAGGTTCTTTGCCAGGGTGCTGTATTGTTGACAAATGAACAGGAACATGAGTCAACAACAGACCAAAGTAGGTCATCTTCTTCCACATACAGATTTCTTTGAAGTAACCCCCGGAAGACAAGTAGCGAATGTCATCGTGATTACCAATGACCAGGTTCTTAGAACCCTTCAACCTCGACCAGACTTTGTCGAAAGAGGTTTTAGAGCCCATGAAGACATCACCAAGGTGGTAAACAATGTCTCCTTTTCCAACCACAGAATTCCATCGTTCAACCATGTGTTCGTCCATCTCTTCCACAGAGTCAAAAGGACGAATCAACTCATCATTTGCTCCTGTAAACTTCAAGATGTTCTTGTGACCAAAGTGTGTGTCAGAGATAACAAAACATTCGCGAGCCATCACATTCCCTTTACGTAGACATGTTCTTTCAAAGCGTAGCCATAACGCTGGTACAAGTTGTCAATCATTGGGTCACCTAGGTGCGACAGGGCTACGTAGTCTGCACCACGATACTTTGCCCAGTCTTCAAAAGCTCGAAGCAACTTTACAGAGGACGGACCGCCTCGTGCAGCAGGAGCCACGTACCAAGCCAGCTCGGCTGCAATAACCTCTTTAAAGTAAGCTGGTCGACCCAACACTCCAAAGATAAATCCTTGGACAGTTTCTTCGTGTTCGAGAAGTTTACAGAAATAGATTGACAGTTCAGGGATCATTGCTTGCTGTAGCAGCAACCGCATACCGTCTGTATCAAGAGTAAACTTTGTTTCTTGCTCTTGGTAAAAAGAAGTTGCAAGACGAACTACTTCGTCAAAATCCTGTACTTTTTGAAGATCTCTAATCAATTTATAAACTCAAACTCCTGTTCTGTTACAACCGCTTCTTTCAATCGTCCTGTTGATCCCACAAAGCTGTAGGCACCAGCAGGGCCTGTTTCACCTGTCTTTCGATCTTTCAACAGGTAAAGATCTGTTCTATGCCTAACCGCTTCGTTCTCAGACATTTTGTTACGCGACAAGGCAATGGTCTGAAAACTAATTTGTTTCAAGGAACCTGATCCTTTGAGATCATCTTCACTAATTGGAGCACCCGTTTCAAAAGAATCTTCGCCTGACTTCACCTTACGCAAGTGGGAAACAACACCAATCCAAACTTCGTGTCTCTTTACAAGTTTCAACAGCTCTGACATGAACTTATCAATGGCTGTGTTAACATTCGTGTCTTCTGTATCACTCACTGCAATTGTGATGTGGTCGAGGTAAATACAACGACAACCAGACAAGGCCATGAACTCGATTTTGTCAATCAAGGAACCATCAGACACAGAGCCTTGGTGGTCAAGCAGCATCACACGACCAGGCTGGCCAATTGTGGCTTGCCAAGCTTCTAGCTCTTCCTCCGGGGTTACCTCTACTCCTGGGAGCCCTAATCGCCGGTTAAGATGCATACCCATTATAGCAGCAGTAGTCTCACCTACGTCTTCTTCCAGAAAGATACAACCAATCTTGTAGTCGGTTGTTTCTAACAGGTGAATAAAATCTTCTCGCAAAAGAGTTGACTTACCAACACCAGTTCCTGCAGCAAACAAGGTGATTGTCTTCAACGCTCGACCATAGGTCATTCGACCTAGTTTTGTCAGGAAAGGTGGCCAAGGAATAAACTTTAGGTTTTTGAATTCTTGATACTTAGCCCAAGTATCTTCTCCGTGAACAATACCCGCAGGACTGTATGGTTTTGCATCCCAAATATAGCGCCAACCAGCCTTAGAGTCTGAGCCAAACTTGCGAAGAGTGTCGCAAGCATCTTTCTCATTTGAAGAAACAATCTTACACTTGTCTGCTCCTAGGATTTTAGCTGCTTCTGTTGAGGCCTTGATTCCTTGCTCATCAGCATCAAACCAGATTACAATCTCGTCAAACTTCCTTAGAATATCACGGTTATCAAGAAGGTAACTTAATTGATTAACACCACCCATGGACGCAACAGGGTAAATAGTGTTGTACTGGTTCATTGACATCTGGGCAACAGCAAGGGTATCTTCTTCCCCCTCTGTCAGGACAATACGCTTACCTCCATTGAGAAAATGCTCGATGCCAAACAGGTTTTTAGGTGAACCCATTGTTAGCATATCGTGCTTCTCAGCTGGATTTTTCATCTTGAAACCAACAATTTCGTTGGTTCCTTGCTTTGTAAAGGGAAAATAAAACCGTTCAACCGTCCCATCAGGCAAGTAGCTGGCCCGAACACCAAAAAACTTAGCAACTTCTCTGGTGATCAGTCTATCCTTGATACCCCTTTCGGGCAAAGACAAGATGTCCTCGATTGTCAGCTCTTTTTTAAAATGGTTACGCCGGAAATTATCTTCTTTCCACTGTACAGCAGTACCATTCTTAGCTGCATACTCTTTTTCAAAATTGAATGCAGCTCCGCAAGAAAAACATTTAGCTCCACCATCCTCAAAAACCTGCAATGCGTCTGAAGACTTGCACCGCAGGCATGGTTGATTTCGCTTTACAATACGCCCCATTGACTCTCCTTAATGTAGAGTAATTTCTTGTTTAAATTCCATTACTAACTTTGCTGCATAAACTAAACTAGGGTCAGAGCTTTCTTCGCACCTTTTCAGAGAGAACAAGAAAAAACCATCAGGTTCGTCAGAGTATCTCATCAAGACTGCTTCACCACCAGCTGTGATATAAATATCATACCTGTTGGTAGTTTTCAAAAACTTGCAGCAATCCTTGTACTCGCAGGTGTGTTTAAACATTTCCAGCTTCTCCTACCTGTTCCATTCCTACTGTCCAACGTTTGATAAACTGTAGTATTTCGGGACAACGTTGAGCCAACTGCGCAAACCCTGTACCGATGCCGTCTTTTGGAAAATAAACTACCGCCTTATTGATCCACAACAAGTCAGCAATTCTCTGCAAAGCCGTTTGATTGAAATTGTACCAGGCATGAAAAGACTCTTTGTCATAATAGTCTTCTGCTTTGTTGCCTGGAAACTTTTTAGTGGTAATACCTATAGTGTTCATAAAACCACGACATGCACGTGCTTGACCTTGAATTCCGCACCGAGCTTCATTATCACCAAAGACAAAAAATGCATCTTGGTTTGAAGCAACAAACTGTCTTGTGTAGAACTCTAAGTATTTAACAGGCATACTTTTATTCCTTGATTTCCAATAGTTCTAGTTCTTCATCAAGTAGCTCTTTCATCAATGACTTCAATGCTGGGGTTTTAGTCTTGAACCTCGACTGTAGCCACTCAATCGTCACTTGCAGGTTCAACAGGTTTAGCTGTTTTTTCATATTTGTATTTCCTCAGATAGTACTTCAATCGGTTTCGGTGATGGAGACTTACTGGTTCTGTTACCTTGAACGTGATCTTGTCGATAAATCGATTTAGAAACTCATCGTTGTTACAAGGGGTTTCACAAACAATTTGAGACCAAGTTTCGGCAAAAGTAAGACCTCCTACTGTAAAGTATTGCTCTAAGATGATGAACTTAAATCTGTCTTCTCCTTTTTCAGAGATCATTTGTTGAACGTACTTGCTAGAGCTGCTGTAGCTTTTCCAGTTAGATGGCTCTCCTTTATTAAGTTTTCCTCGTCCAGTGAAGTTCTTCTTACCAATATACTTTTGATTGGTATCAAGATCGATAATCATGTATACAAAGCCTACCGCTTTGACAGGGTCTAGATTGAGACCCTGAGCGGACCAATGGCCAGTATCAGACATTTACCTCTTTGTTGTTCATTACAATCCTTGTGTAAACAATTCCTGAAAGGTTTTCATTGTAAACCAATCATAATCTTTTCTCATCAAATATAGGAGTTTGCCATTAAACAAGAGGGCAGACTCTGCTTCTTCTCCGTACGTCTTAGTGTACAAATCCTGAACCATGGCGGCAGCTTGAGGAACGTTGTCTCCTGCAGGCTCTAGGTAGGCTCTGGCTTTCTTATCTCCCATACCAGGTATCCCTGGGATTTTATCTATTGGGTCTCCCTTGACTAGCTGTTCAAGCAAGAACTTCTTTGAGCCAACTTCGTCTTGGTAATACAACCCACCTTGGTTTGGATTGTAGTGAAAACCCTCGAGTTGGTTCAGGTCTTTATCAACACTGATAATCACTGAGTCTACTTGGTTGCTGTAAATACCAAGCAAATCATCCGCCTCGATGTTGTCAGCAATCACCGTGTTTTTTTGATCGTAAACCCAGCCCTTAAAAGCAGGTTGATGATCCGGTCTTGTCCCTCGTCCAGATACCCTGGAAGCGGTTTGTTTGTACAGGGGCCAGAGGTCATCTCGGAAGTTCTTTCCGTCAAGAGGGCCTAGACACACTAGATAGTCGTATGTAAAGACCCCCTCTACCCATTCATTCAATGTAAAATTGTATCGTTCAATAGCTTCTTCTACAGACTGTGTTTTCCACATAGACCAGTGTAGAAGAACGTCACCATCAATCAGTGCTAGCTTCAATAGTCTCCCAACTTTCTGCTTTTGAACCAAAGTTAAAACTGTGCAGGTAACGAAATGCCTTCTTGTCAAGATCAGGAGGCATCTCCTTACCTTTCACGTAGTACTCCCCTTTGCTCCTTGGAATAACCAAGGTGCAGACACGTTTTGCAAGATCCTCTTTCTTGATCAACTTCGCACTGTTATCCGGCAGTTGACTAATGTGATCTTCAAGAAAACCGCAAAGCGAGTAGAAACGCTCCCTTGTCATACACTCGATGTTGTCTTTTTTGTAGATGTAAGACACCAGCAGGTAAAGTAGTACCCCCAACTGAGCATCTTCTACATTAACCACCCGAGCTGCTTCTTCATCAAATTGGGCAACGGTGGGGTAGTCAAAGGCTGTTTCTACATACGTCATTTTTACCTCAGTGAGTTTCGAACCAGTTTTTACCTATTGCTGCAGAGCCTTCCATGATAGAGACTCCGAGTTTATTAGGTGCTTCCTTGAACGCCTTCAAGCCAATTTCCTTTGCAGCTTCGGCTTGATCCTCTTTAACATAGAACTGAATTTCGTCATGGTAGAAAATCAGCGGTTGCCAATCAAACCTACCACGGTCCAGCTCTTCAACCACTTGTTGAATGGACAAAGAAACTGTAATCTTCTCAAAAGATTGAAGCAAGTAGTTCAGCGCTAGCCGAGCTGCTTCCATGAAGATAGGTCGACCGTCAAGAGCAAGGATGTACCCCTTTCCAGTTTTCTCTTGGGTAACTGTAAACATGTCTTCAAGAGAGCTAACCAGCTTTTTAAGACCTGGAATTCCCTTGAGAAAAGACTCCTTGATTACACTACCACGAACAGGGTCTCTTTTACCTGTAGTGATAAGTGCAAGCTTTCCAGCACCTCCAGCAAAGATAAGAGCATAGAAGAAGGCCTTGGCTTTTTTACGACCTGCCGCTCCCATATTGCCTAGAATTGTTTCTAGAATTCCCTTGTTGTATTCATGGATATCACCGGTGCAAACAGCCTCGGTGTAATCTTTGTTGTTTAGGTAATGAGCTAGAGCTCTGTTCTGATTCCCTTTTGAGTCAACACCAACAACAACATAACCAGGTGGAGCAATGAACAAGGCTCTAATCTCAGGGCCATACTTAGCGTCAGCTGACGGAATGTTGGCAATGATTTCGTGTCGTGCTCTACCAGTGGGTGTTCCTATGACAAAACAGTCTCCATGCAACCTACCGTCAACAACAGAATCAATCCAGGTTTGAAGAACGGAGTGTCTTGCGCGAAGAGAATAAAAATCACCAATCATTTCTCCGATTTTACCAAGAGGCTCTAGGCTAGACTCTGTCAATTTCGGAGTAGACTGGATAAGTTTTCCAGCAGCGTTTTTTACATAATTGTACTCATCAGGAACCCAACCAAGGCTAAAAAGCAAGCCCTTCACAGATTCCATCGAACCAATGTCTGGTTTTACTGCTTGAACTCGGCAGTAGTCACCCCAGATAGGGCGATCTTCTTCCTGGCCAAGCCTAGGGGAAATTTCAAACCAACCAGCAGTTCTTGCTGCGTAGTCTCCATTCTTGATCCAAGCAGGAGACTTGAACTCAGGATTATTATCAAGTTGAGCAATCTTGAGCTTCAACTGAGGCTCGACTACTTCCTTGATCAGCAACAGCTCATGACCAATACGAGTCAGCAGCAGCTTAGCAGCTTCAACGTCAAAAGGCCAGCCACCCGCGTTTGCTCGTCCAGTAAAATAAGAGGCGTAATGCTCGCCTCTGATGCCTAGTTTAAGAGTTTCTTTGTTCTTTCGTGATTGCAGTTCAGCTGACAAGTGCTCCCAAACTTTTACGTTAAGCTCTACGTCGACTTGGCAGCGTTTTCTCATTTCGGGAGAATAACGATTCCACTCTTCATGCTCTACCTTGGCATAGTTTAAAAACTCACCCCACTTAGCCAGGCTGTGGCCAAAGCCAAATCGTTTATAGTTTAGAACTTGTGACAAGATCATTGTGTCATAGAACACAACATCAGGAGAAGGAATCCAACCAATCAGTTTGCGCAGAACAGGAATGTCATACATCATCTGATTGTGAGCAATCAAGACCCTGCAATCGTCAAGGAAAGGGATCAAGTCTGACAAAGGTTGTCGAGTGTCGTTGTCTTCACAGTCAGTAAAGGTGTAATACTTTTTTTCATCAATGTCGTAGGCGACCACAATCCACAGTGTGTCTACTGTTGATTGCAGCCCGTTAGTCTCAATATCATATACTACTCGTCTTTTCAATTATTACCTTTCTATTTGGTTGGCCAGCAGTCTCCCACTGGCCAAGAGTTGTTTAGACTCGGTAAGGCTTGATCTCAAACTTCAAGGTAGAGTCAACAGAGCGTGCCTGGCTCACAAAAATCTTTGCAATCTTGGGAGTATAGGGTCCTTCGGGGAATCCCAACCGAGACAAAACAGCACCGGTGTAACCAACTCCGGACTCGTACTTCGTTCCTTTTTCCACAACAACAACAGTCTCAATCATTTGTAAACGCCTTCCAATACTGTAATCAATTTGTCAAAATCAATTGACGAAAAATCATCTAGTCGAGTAGCTTGGTTCAACAAGTCATCTGCTGCATCAGACAACCCGTAAAAGCTAATCAACTGTTCTTTCAACTCTTTTTTGTTTGTCAAGTCAATCTCACCAAGACCTTTTGACAAACGAAGAGCAGAGCTAAGCTTCATGCTCCATCCTCTCTTTGCAAACTTTTGAGATCGCATGAGTGCAGACAGGATGTACTTAGACCCGCCTGTATAAATCAGATCCTTGGTGAGAATTGCAGAGATAGTTTGTTCATCCCCAACCACAAACTTTTCTTCGACAATGTTAAAGTCCATATAGACCTTGCAGTGCTCATAGTCAAAGAACTTAAAGACATCTTCGGGCTCTCCGATGAAGGCCGTGATGACTTGAAGCTTATTCTTGTAGCTCAAGGCAGTATTTGATACAAAAGACAATTCATTTTTCTTGTCAGCCTTCAATATACGATTAATAGTGCTGAAGTTTGCTTCAAGTACAACCCGATCAACCTTGTCATTAACCTGCACAACCGAAGCAGTCACTGGCAGCCCCCTTACCGCTGCTCTAGCAAAGTCCAATGCCAAGTCTTTGTCACGAAAGAAGATGTCATAATCGTTGGGCTCACTACCGAGAAGAGTGTTTACAATAGCCCCTCCTGCAAGATAAGCTCCTCGGTTAAACATTTTCACCTTTTTTTCTTCCCCGATCTGCACAGGTGTTTCCGAAAAGATTTTTTCTGCAACTGAATACAATCGCTCAGCAGGAATTTTCATTACTTTTTCCCTGTAATAAACTTCACAAGACGAGTCAAGTACCAGCTAGATTTTTTAACTTCTTGAACTGGGTCATCTTTGCCTCCAAGACGGAGCAAGTACTTCCATACTTGCCCCTTCAAGTGACCTTCAAACTGGTCTGGAGTCATGACAAACTCCATCAGATCCATGTATTCCAGAGAGATGTCACCACTGGGTGTGGTGAACTCTGCTAGGCGATGCTTAGGAATTACAAGAACTCCTTTATAGTAGTCAGGATTAATTGGATCTGCCATTGTCATTCCACTTCTTCTGTTGCAATATACGCTGTCACAAAGTTCTGTCTGAATTTTTGAAAATCTTCCAATCTTGGTGTGAACCAGAGAAGATTTGATCGCACAAGAATAACACGAAGACAGATATAGCCTTCCAGCTGCGGAGCTCTACGAATAATCTTTTCGTAGTGTTTTTCAAGTTTGTGGTGGTACTTTGTCTTCATCAGTAGCCCGTCAAGCTGTGTATCCACCAGCTCATATCTGACGTGATTTTGGCTCATTGAAAGTAACCTTTGCAGGAAGCTATTGCTTCATTTAGATCATAGACCAGCTCAGTAGCGAAAGTTTCAATGAAGGGATGTTTGAAGTCCTTTTCTGCAAGAACAATTACGGGTTTTCGAAAGTGGTAAGCCGCCAAGGCAACTTCCATAACAGTGCCCCAAGCACGGCCTCCCCCCAGCTCGGATAGATTTGCCAAGACTAGCCGACAAGAACTTATGTCGTGCAGGTCAAGGGAAACTATCTTTCTGGACAAGTTTAGAGACGGTGGTTGGTCGTGGTATCTTTGTCGTCTAGCAGGATCCAAGGTGTTTATTCCAGATAAGGCAAGCTCGCGCCTGACAGTTACCCGCCAGGCGTTTGCTACTACCTTATCAACCCCTTCCATGGGGCCTGCAAGGTAAACTGAGTTCAATACTCTTCCCCTGTGCTGTCACCAGCATCACCAATGATTTCAAAGTTGTCAGAACGAGTGAATTCTTCTTCTTCACGACCCTTGTAGACAACGAGCTTCGTTACTTGCATACCGGTAATGGTACGCGAAGACTTATCGTCCTTCATACGGAAGCGAATGTTTGCAATCGAACCATTACCTACTGTGTCAGGGTCAAGAGGGCGAAGATCGGCAGTCCGAACCTCGACAGGCTTGTTTTGGTTGTTAGTGTCTTCGTTTTTGTCGGCATCAGTCCCATAGGTAAACGCGGAGATTGAGGTCTGATAATAGAGTTTACCAGTCGTAGCATCTTCCTTGGGAGTGAATTTAAATCCGTACTCTTTTTCCAGTTGATCTTTTTTGGCACGTTCATACACTCGGATTTGAACAGTGTTCTTTGCAGGACCTTTTCCTTGGTAACGTTCCGGCTTAGCGGGATTCAGTTTGACCCAAAACACAGACACGTCTTGAATAATCGGCATTAATTTGTTTTCCTATATGTTTCGTTAAAATAAAGTTGGACTGTAAAACCAGTCCTCAGCTGTTAGCAATAAGCTTGAAGGCTTTGCGGGTAGAAATGACTTTGCCTAGGTAAGAGCATTTCAAATTTTTGGTAATTCGAAGACCAACACCTAGATGATGGTAGTTATGAACTTGCATTGTGTTCCAGCGCGACGCATACTTGAGAAACAGCGCACGGCCAGTCTTTGACGTAATGCGATAAACCTTGCGCCGCCGCTCAGGCCCTACAGACAAAAAGATTCCTTTGGACCCAGATTTAGAGGTCGGATTGTAGTCATGGAGTTCAATAGTGCTCATTGATTTTGTTCCTCTTTATAGCTACCTGGTGCTTTCAAAATTCAATTTCAGCGCGCAATGTAGGTATGCTGCAGAAAAGTTAGTGACATCAAACTTCCCTTGTTTTAATTCCATGCTCTTGCAGCCAGTTCAGGACTGGCTCGTATCGAATACCAGCTTTTATAGCTGCCTCTTTGGAATCAAAAGTCAGTTTTGATCGATAGCTTAGTCCGTCTCCGTCAGACACTCCTTCAATATAATCTTCATCTGTGTGATCTTCTATTTTCCCATCAAGCCAGAAAATACTATAAGACCCATCACCGCCATCTGCCACGTAGCCATATACTACAAAAGGACTCGACACGTAAGGTTCATTAGCCCATTTAGACACTAATAGTCTCCTTTGTCTGATTATCTACTTGAATTGTATAAGGTTCATCTTGATCTATCACATAATGGTCAAGAGTCAGAAGACCTTCTTCTTGTAATTGCCCCCAACGGTCGATAGCTTCGCTAGGGCTACCTGCTTCAACAACAACAGTTGTTTCTAACTTGCACACCACCATAAACTTAGCCATCAGAACACCTCCCCAAACAAGGCCACAAACCGAGGCTTCAACTCAGGATAAACTGCAATGGCTGCTTCAACGTTTGTGAAGGCTGACAACACTGTAGCCCAGTCCTTAACAACCTCTTTTGTGATAAAGCTACCGCAAACAGATCGAATAGTGTTTGTACTTATGTTAAAAGGAACATAGACAACACCATCAAAAACCAAGGTAGCATATTGGTTATTTGAATTGTAAAAGCCATAAAAACCTTTGTAGTATTGTAGAATTCTACCCTCTAACATTGAATCTTCAATTTTTCGAATTGTATTGAAGTCACTCCAAGATAAACCTACTGCCTTGTTGAGGGCAGCCTGGAAGTCCAACGTAAGAACATTGTTTACTTTTTCTTCTTGTTTTACTTTAGTAATTGCCGTAATAATTGCCTTGGTCAACCGCATGTTTCAGTGTCCTTTTCTGTATTGTTCTTACAAGTTGGTTTTCAATCTGTCGATCGCGAGCCCGAGCGTGTTTGGACCGTCTATTACGGTAGGTCTCTGTGGGAAACTTGTCGTGGCCTGGGCAGCACCAACAAGCACTGTGTTCTCGTGGAGCAACCCAAACAAGTGGTCTTCTCATCATTCTTCCTCAAAACAAAACTCATACCCATCCCAGTTGTCAACACCTCCTGCCTCAAGTTTAATAAGTTTATCCTCAGCGTCAAGCAACTCTTGGTATCGTTCAGGAGTCAACTCAACAGTCTTGGGTTTGTCACAAGCACAGTCCCAACCTGAACAGTTTATACAACCCCAGTTCTTCTCAGTCATTTCAGCACCAACTCTCCCCAGTAGTCGTCGTGATTGGACTCTGGATTAAAATAATAGTCCCAGTCAAGAACAAGCAGACACTCCATGTCGAGATCATCCTGAGATCGAAAAGTCAAGATACTACTTGGAGTGAGGGTAGGAACATTCTCTACATAGGAAAAATAGTCTTCCAACCTCTTTGTAGTAAAGAACTCTTGATGAAAATTATCCGACTCATCTACTTCAATGTAGCCATAGATAGTGATTTCAGCAGAAGCAGTAGTCACTCTCAAGCACTCCTTCCAACTGTAGGCTACCTCTTTTTGGCATCATTGTCTCAGCATCTAGCTGCGACAGAATCTGCTTCAAAGGGTCTTTCTCATACAACTCTACAAATTTTTCTCGGATCAAGACAAAAAGTTTCTCCATGTTTCCAGCCACACAGCCCCAAGAGTCGTGTATTGCTGCCACATCAAAGTACGCAGCACAAATAACCATGGTCATGTGGGTAGCATCAAGACTGTGCACAATGTTTGGAGACGCACCAAGACGTTGTGAGTCCTTGTCAAGAGTAGCTTCCTCCCAATTTTCAACAACAACATGAAAGCGATTTTCTCCATAAGACAGCCAAGTTCGGGTTGACAAAGGTTGGCGATAGTGCTGAACTACCGGAAACCCTGTTACAGGGCTAAACCAAGCCATGTATTCATGCTTCTCATTGTAAGCATCGGCGATAGACTCAAAAAGAGCCAGTAACTTACCTGGACCAACAAGGTCTTCGCGGCAAGTCTGATACAATTCCAATCCAAGCATCGATGACCACAACTTTTCTTGACTAGCAAGATAAGGGCTGAGCCCTCGGGTGTCATCCCACACTTGTTGTCCCATTCCGAAAGGAACCGCACCATAGCTGGAAGTCATTACTCCCCGCTTAACTAACTTACGCCGTAGCTTCCGATCTGTGATGCGCGCCCAATAGATCGGGTAGAGCATCTCACGCAGCTTACGATTGTTATTACGCCAAGTTTGGACCTCAGTGTAGGCAATCGCCTTGCGTTCAGATCCTGCAGGAGCTGTGTCATAGGCTTCTTGCAGTGTCTCAAGACGATTCAAAACATCGTCTAGCTGACAAGCAATCTCAGGGGGTACAGCAGCTGCAAGACGGTCGAGCCTAGCCCAGACTTTGTCCGCAACATAACTGTACAAGTCTCCTGGCACCTCTTCAGGGACCAGGTTTACGTAAGGTGCGAGCTCTTCATCTTTAGACATTGCTACGAGATGCTGTGTGCCATTACAGCTACCATCGAGATACAACACTAGGTTAGAAACAAACTCATTCTGGAGGTTTCCAGCTGACACCCAATCTTGCAAATACATTAACTCATGACAAAAAGCTAGAAAGCTAAAAGGCTTATCAGCCTCCATCCAACCTCTGACTTCATAGGGATTTCGTGCATACTCCACAAAAGTGTCATAGTTTGTTAGACAAAACTCGACTCGGTCATCAAGAGAGACCTTGTCATTACCCCAGGTGTTCGCACCATGGAGCAACAACCAGTACAACCCTGTTTCTCCCAGGGGAACCCCCTTGGCAAACAGCAACAGACTCTTTGCATTGTCAGACGATTGCTCGTGCAAATATGCAGAATTTGGGTAGATTCTCCCTCGAAAATCTAGATTGTAAAGGTGGTAAAACAGCCTTTCTGAATTTCGACGTGCCAACCTCACAATGGCTTCAATTTCAATAGTCAAACTAGCTCGACGTTCAGGATCACGTTCAGTCTTATGTTTTAGAGGGTTTCCTTCCGCTGGCTGATCCATAAAATATTCTAGCACCTCCAACATGGGAGTGTTGATGATCCAAGGCTGACGCCCTAGTTTATTCAACATCTCATAGATTAGTGGTGCTGTTTCTGGTACTAGCTTTGAGGTAATCTCGGGGCTAGATTTCTTGATAATGACATACCCAAGGTCGTGTGTTGGTGAAGTCCAGTCGCCAGGAGGTTGGCCTGTTGGAAACAAGTCAATCTGCTCTTCCTTGTTCAACTCATCCCAAAGATCAAACAAACTTTTTCGATCCTTGACGGTGATTATATAGGCCAGGTATTTAGACTTGCGACCTTTCTTATCTGCTTTTTCCAGTGTGTAGTGGAGTAGACCTACCTCAAAGAAAGAGACAAGAATAAACCATCCAACTTGGCAAGCGGCTACAGAATTTCTCTTCAACCTTAGTTTTTGTCTTACTCTACGACCTAGAGTGACTGACAAATCTACAAGAGTTGCCTTGCGTTCAACTCCCTTGATTACATGGGCGAAGGAGTACAGGATTATTTTTCTTCCATCTTCTTCCTTCAAGAAGTGGGTGTATTGATTTCGGTCAGCTCTTAAAATTGATTTTCTATCGTCGAAGTCAACGACGAGTTTTGTTAAAATAGAGTTATCTGACATTAGTCTCCTTAAAATTTTCTGGTCTGCTTTATAGCTAAGTGGTAATCACCATTTCAATCTTGAAACTATGTCTGTTTGGTCAATGACAAGAACACCAGACTCTACGGAAGTAAATTCTTCCAACTCTTGTTCTACGGAAACTTTTTCATAAGTGTGCCCCCATTTAGCGTCAATTTCTCTAATCAATGAAGAAAAGGACAAGTCTTTTTTGTTGTTGTTATCTTTCATCGTTTATCCTTAAGGAGTTCTCTTACGAGCCTTATTCACACGATCTTTGGAAGATAGCAAGAGCTTCACAAGGCCAACGGCCAAAAGCATTGCTATCAGGTCTATTTTTATTTCCTTTCTACTTCGGGGACCAGCAGTACCCCAATACCTCATTTTTAACCACCTTATCTGCCACAGCAGGGTGATTACACTCCCGGTGATAAATCCAGGCAGTTACTTCAGCTTCTTCAAACACTGTCACACTGATCTTACTCCGATAGAACAACGTGGGGTAACCCTCCACATAGTCGAGCAAGTCTTTGCAACTTTCGTCTCCTCTGTAGAGTTCCCCATGAACAGGAAGAACACCACTGGATAAATCGGACAGGGAAACCCAGGGCCAAGAGTCTCCTTGAAACAGGACAGCAGGTTTTGTAGTTCTTGCCTCAGCAACAAACTCCAATCTTCGCATCGCCGGAGACAAACGTTGTCCTGCCTTTAAAGACCCATAGACGAAAAACAGCATTTCACACCTCTTAGCTATAAAGAAGAAACCCCCTACCAATGAGGAGACTCCATGAACTACTCTGACTACTTCAACACCCTTTACACAGGTTCTCCTGCTATTGTTGAGTTGACCACAACTCCTGGCTCTGATAACCTTCGGATTACTGCCCTTGGAGAGCTAGCTACCCGCCAGTCTGAGGCCTTTAATGTAGTCTTTAAACCCAACCTAATTCTCTATACTCTCAATCATGACCCTGTATAAGTCTAAGACTGATTTCTCTCACCAAAAAACAAGAGGAAGTCCAGTTGGTAAGAATCTAGATGCCTATATGGCAGGTTATGACCCCTACACACAGACATGGAGACCACCACCGGAGCGATACAAATTGAATAAGAAAGCACTAGAGGCTCTAAGAGCTATTGCTAGCCCTCCACCTTCTAATAACATTGAAGGACCTGTCAAATTGATTGACATTGGGTTTGATCCTATTGATGAACTGGTTTGCCAGTTAGATGAGTACAAAAAACTCTTGAAGAAAGAGTTGGCTGCAGCTCAACCACGCGCTACCGTTATCAATAATCTTATTACAATTCAAGAGCGTATTGCAGCAGCTCTGCTGAAATATCGTTATCGAGAAGCTGGTGCTGTCAGCCAAGAATCTACAGATCAAGCAGAACCTATTAGGATTATTCTCTCCCATGATTCAACTCGCAATGAGATCACCTGACCAGACTTTGAACGAATGTAGGCTGTTTCTATTGCAGCTTCACAATGCAGATCGAGACAACCAAATCTTTCTTGAGATGTCTGAACAAGGCCGTGTACCATCCGAGGTTAAAAAGTTTGGGCTAAAGCTTTACCCTAAGGGCTTCTACCTAGAAGCTGTTGCCATCTTTATTGGTGATGACGAAGACGCAAATAACTTTTCAGAATTAGAATTGAAGGTGCTCCATTGACAGAACTACAGATCCACTGGTTTTCTCCCCGTACTAAGGAAGATCGAATTGCTTGGGGTCGTGACTTGACTCCTGAACAAGCAAACAACCTGGCTTACCGGGTATTTAATCACTATGACTGGCCCGAACTTAAGAAGTTCATTGAAGAACATGAGCAGGGGCCAATCAACTATTTGCTTGCTGGGTCTAATGAAGAGACTCCAGGTGTAATCAAATTGAAACTACTCATCACAAGGAAACAAGATAATGGCTGAAGAACTCTCCGACGACGCAATTGCACTGAACAAAGCTGACGCTGGCGAAGTGGTTATTGCAAAGAATGACCCCTACGCAGCCCTTTACAAGGAGCTTATGACTTTGGCGGGTGGCGACGTGATTGTTGCACGGATTCAATTCCTACTGCAAAAGAAGCAATAATACCAATCGGTAATCCGAAAAAGATTGCAAGCAAGCAGTTACGCAACTTGATCAACGCGGACATCTCTTTGTCATCAATCAGTATGCTCGTCAGGCACAGCGCTGACAGGTTGATTGCCGCAATCAAACACAGGATCGTGAGGAGGAACATAGGAATACCTTTCTTTGAAGCTTGAACTCGGTCTGAACTGAACTCGTTTAGTTTTTCTGCTGTGGTTTCCGTGACCTTTCTTTAAGTTGCCGAAGGTAGTTGTTATCTCTTGAACAACAAACTTACCTAGCTGTGTCCCCAGGTCTACAGGCCAACCTGCCTCTAGACCTTCAATTATTGTAGCAAAGATCAAGCGCACTACACGACGATGGTAGTGATATTTAATATGAGGAAACTTTTCCTTTAGTTTCTTTGCAAGATCTATTTCGGTAAAAACATTTATGACTTTAACCATTAATCTCCATCGATCTCAGTCTGAGGTTGTGAGCCATTTATTCACTCCCCAGCTAGTTGGTTCTCCCGACTGGAAGATGCGTTTTGCTGTTGTGGTTGGGTCTCGTGGTCTCGGTAAATCCTTTATGTCTGGTTCGGCTGTGACTCTCGCTGTTGAAGAGCTAGAACGTCTTCCAGTATCTGTTCCTAACAAGAACATTGCGCTGTTGTGCGGTTCCTATACTCAGGTTACAGACATTTACTGGCCAATGCTTGCTTACCAATTCGGGCTTGAGTCTCGAGCCAAAAGCTCTTCAAGAGCTCTGGGTAAATTTGTCTTCAAGAATGGAACTGAAGTTCGTTGCTGGTCTTCGGACGCTCACGAACGTATGCGTGGGTCTGGCCAATACCTTGTTGTTGCTGACGAAATGCCAAGTTGGGAAGTTCGTGGTTCTGATATTCGTAACGCCTGGGAATCAGTCATTGAGCCTTGCATTGTTACCCGTTGGTCCCCTAAGCAAGCAGCTCTGGTCGGAGCAGCTAGTCCCGGTAGAGCCCTGATCCCCAGTACCCCTAAAGGTAAAGACTACTTCTATGATCTCGCACAGCGCGAGCACACAGATCAACGCTGGAAGACTTTTAAATACACCTATAAAGATTCTCCTTTGTTGTCCTACGAAGAAATTGAGGAAGCAAAGAAACATGCTGATCCTTTGCGTTTTGCTCGTGAGTATCTAGCCTCCTTTGAAGAGTCCGGTTTGACTCTGTTTCATACCTGGGATCGAAAACTTCATGTTGATTCAAACCTTCCAGATTTTATGGAGGGGGAAGACGTGCATGTTGCAATTGACTTTAACATCATGTTGAACTGCACTAGCTTTCATGCTATTCGTGGTGGCCAACTTCACACTCTAGACGAGTCAAAGGGTTCCGCAAACACTGAGCAGCTTGCTCATGTAATTCGTAGTAAATACCCTCGTTCTAGAATTATTTGTTATCCAGATCCTTCTGGCCGAGCTCGTAAGACCTCAGCCGCAATTGGAGCCACAGACTTTAGTATTCTACGAGAAGCAGGTTTTACTGTCCTTGCTCGTGATAAAGCACCACCTCTTGTTGATAGTGTTGCAGCAGTCAACCGCAAGATGATGAATGCTGCAGGGGACATCGACATGTATGTCCACCCAAGGTGCAAAGGGTTTATTGACTCTATCGAACGAACAGTGTGGTTGGAAAGCAGACCTGAAACTGCTACCATTGACAAGACTCAAGGTGTAGAACACTTTAGTGATGGACTAAGGTATCTTGTTGATTACCTGTGGCCACTCAACTATAGCAAACCTATGTTTGCACAAAGCCCCCATTTCTTTTGAAGTTACCATAGACAGGGGTTGCCAAATCCTCCGGGAAATCTGGCAGCCCCTCTTTTACCAACATAGCTAAGAGGTCATCACGATCTCCTGGATTGTCAAAGCTAGACAAGTAGGAGTTGCCTCTTATTGTGCTGATTTTTAGATAGTAGTCTGTTATGAGAAACAGACCACCAGTACCCTCTTTGACTGTGCCTCCAGACAAGGTTTGAACACAAACCACCTTGTCAAGACCAACCGAGAAGTAGTCTTTCCAGTTGTCTCCAACTGTCAAGTACAATTTCATGGATGATTCACTCCTGCTCTCTGATTTGATTTCTCTCGCCACAGAGTTTCAGCCTGAACCAATAGCTCTGTAGACCAAGTCAGATTCAACTGCGATAAATGCCTCAATTGGAAGCGAGCAGTGAATACTTCTTGCACAGCAGCTGGTATGTCATCTCCGAAGAGGCTACCAGCTTGCCTCAACTCTGGTTTTTTGTCCATGATCAGAGCTCTCCAGGAAAACCATTTGTTAGGTCCTGGTCCATCTCCTTCCACCCAGTCTGCATACCGCACTGGGCTGCTTTTGAATGGCAAATCGTTGGTCGAAACTCGGTAAACCAACCTACCATCTCGGTCAAAATAAGGCAAAACCTTTGGGTGAGGCTTGCCTGCCTCCTCTGGGTTAATTGTTGTGTGTGGCTCCCAGCTAGGCATTTTGTATGGAGCAAGAATCATTCAGACCCCTTTGTGATAAAAAAAGGAAAGTAGCTACCCGCCCCCGAAGGGGCGGTTCCTTAGTTCCGAAATTGTTTCACAAAGTTGTCAAGCTTGACAACTTCGTAGGTTCGAGGCAACGACTTGAGAATCGTGTTTGCCTCGTAGAGATACTGACGATGGAAAGGCTCCTTCGCCAGTTTTGCGGTCTTAGACCGGCGAATCAAGACCTTGCAATGCGCCAGGCCCTTTTGAACTTCTTCGAGTTCTGCTTCCGATGGTTGCATTTTGAGCCTCACTCACAATGAAATTGAA